CGATCTTTATTTTAAGGTCTGTATTCCCACGTTTTATTCTATGAAAGGTTTTTGCAGGAATAAAAAACCGATCACCTTTGTATAACTTTTTCGGAAGCCCATTATCAAATTGTATTTCCCAACCACTCCCTTCCAAAACCTCTATAAATCTACCATTTTCATCACGATGCCAAACCAACTCCTCAGTCAACACATCGTGCCTGAAGGTTCTTATGAAAGACCAATTATTTAGTTCTTGGTCTTCATATGGCTTTTTTTCTACCACCATGTTTGTCCTGAATCAGAAAAGTATCTTGGCCAACGGCAAGCCCAATAGGATCTTGACGTCTTATCTTTATTTGTCAAGCAATGGTGACGAGCGACGAAAGAACGAACTCTTGCTGGATCATTGTACTTCTTTGCCATACCAGAATTGCTGAAGGTAATCTTACGAATACCATCGCCGCTACGAACATAAACTGCACCACCGCCACCTTGACGGAATGGCTTACCGATACCCTTACCGCCAGTTGGATCGCCCTCTTCGCTTACAGGAACGCAATTAGGGACCATTTTGTCTCCCTTCTTCTTCATTCCACGCTGAGTATATCCAGTCCAACATTCTTCTAGACCTTCCTCTACTGGAAAATCTAGAACGACCGTTTGACCTTCATATTCTGCGATTTCACCGATATCTGAATTGAGCATATCAACTTCGTATTCATCAGCTGGTGTATATTTGCCTTCTTTATAGAGACGCTTTGCCTCACCAATAAGTTCAAAGAACATCTCAGAACCAGGACGGAAAACATTCTGAGTGAAAGAAATATTATTCTCCGTGTGATATTGAACAGCTTCTTCAAGAGTAAGTTCTGGAGAATCTTCTTCCTTTACAAGTTTCCAACCAGCGATATGATCTTTGACTCGCTTATATCCCTTTGGAACAGGATGTCCACCTGGAGGTGCTGGAACCTGACGAGGTGTTGGCATCATCTTTTCTTCTGGTTTCTTTTCTTCATAAGCATTGAAGCGAGAAGCAACAGGAAGCCCTTGCATTGTTGAATCAAGATTCTTTGGAGGAGTCTTTAAATTTTTTGTTTTCTTTTTTCCATCGCCAAGTTTTGGATCAAATACTGCAGTTACTTCTGTGTCGCCTTCTTTTTCTTTTTTGGCTTCGGTTCTGAGATCTCTGAAACTCCTAAGAACACTTGATTCATTTTCTGTTCCAATTGATTCATTTTTAATGCTGTCGTTGCAACGGCAGTTTCCTCCGCATCCGCAATCTTCTTTTTTAGAATCAGCATTTTTAGTAGATTTGTAAGCATCTCCATTCTCTCCTTGTCCTGGCGTTATAGCAATGGCATGCTTACGATATTCGTCAGTACCCACCAATTGCATTTCAAAAAGTGTATTAATATCTTCTTCGGTTTCTTCACGTAGATCTTTATCTGCTGTATGATATGTCTTACCCTTGTTGATGTAAGAGTTTACACGAGCATGACCCCACTGTTGTGGTGTTGTTCCTGGGCGATGACCAGAGTTCCAAGCAGCAACTCCACGCTTGTAAACTTTGCGGAGCGTTCCTACTGAAATACCTGATTTCTCAGCTTTTGCTGCGAGTGAAGAATCAGCAGCACCCTCAGCAACTACATCCTCTGAAACTCGACCAGTTTCTTGTCTTTTGTCCATGACTGCAGTGATGTTTCCACTGCGCGGGAGGCGACGAACTTTCTGAAGTTCTGCCTCATCCATCATCTTACGAACAGCAACTGTGTGCTTACTTGGTTTCGTTTTTGCTGTTGCATCACCAGGAGCTGGTTCATATGCTCTTGGATCACTATCAGATAACTTTGCTTTTTCTTTCCAGTGAGCTGCTCTAGCCTTTGCAGTAGATGGGCTTAAACCACGGACATACTTCTTTGGAAGTCCAGATGCTTTATCTTTTGCGACTGGTGGAAAATACTTTTCTTTAATTACAGAGAAAGCCTTTGGCTCAGGAGTTGACTTCATTTCAAGACCAAGGCTCGTAACTCTTTCTAAGAGTTTTTCGATTTGATCGCCAAAGAAAACTTTCTCTAGTTCTGAAGACTCGTTCAAATTAATTGAGTTATTGAAAATAAACGCTTCAACATCTTTAGCAAGTTGCTCAGCTTTTAGATATTTGTCAATGCGCTTTGATTCTGTGATTGGTTGTTCGCGTTGTTCATTGCGTAAGCGTGAAACCTTATTCGTTACAGATACATGCACAAAATCAAATGTATAACCTTCTAGTAAATTTTGAACAAGTTCAATTTTCTCAGCATCATTAGCGCCATTGATAACGATATTTTGATTTGATTCAAATAGTTCAGCAGCAGCACCATTGAGAATTTGATCTGCTTGAACTTCGGTCAAGTCAAAGCGAGAGAAAATGTTCTTGAGAACATAGTCCTTTCCGCTGCCTGGACCACCAAGTAGAAAAATGCCGATTGGGTTTGTTGATTCCATTTGCATACCTTTTTTTAATGCATCGTGTATTTGTGCGCCAAGTTTTCGATCACTATATTTTGAAATAAACTCATCTCGTTTTCCAGCAGCAACCAGTGCTCGATGCTTTGAGGCAGATTCGCCTTCTGCGCCCTCTGCATCTGGATCACGATCTCCTGCTGATACAACACTAACCTTTTTAATTCCTGGAAACTCTTTCTTTCTATATTTAGAAAGTAATCCATGAAACTCTGCAACACGGTCTGAACCAACGACCATTGTTACATTCGTGTGACCTTTCTTTTCTAGATGCTTCATCGCATCAATTGCAGTACGAACTTTTCCGCTCGAGACAATATTTGCATTTGGGAAAAGACGACGCATGAATCCAACTTTTTCGCCATGAGCCAACGGATTCTTTTTAGCATCTTGAGAATGCGATGGAAAGATATAATGTGCGCCACTCGTATTATCAGCATGCTTCTGAACGGCAGCGATTAATTTGCCATGCCCACCTTCTGTTGGAGCATTAAATCTTCCAAATGTAAATGTTGCGTTACTCATATTACACTTCTCTGCGCTTTCAATGCTGCTGATCTTTTACGATTGGCTTCAGTAAATTTACGAGGAACGAGTTTGATGCCGTTTGAAACAAACCCTTCACCAGCAGCCTCTTGCCCATCAATATGATGGCGATATCCACCATGCGCTGTTTTAGACAATGCATCGGCGACAGCATAAGTGGCTTGTTGAATATGATGATGTATATCAAAGGTGCGATCGAATTTACCAAGATTATCATTTACATGATTAATCGCAGCCTTCATTTCTTCTGTCTTTTGATTCTTTGCTTTTTCTGTTTTTACAGAATCGATTCGCTTCTGATGATATTTTTCTAAGAACTTGGCATATCCTTTGGTATTTGGCTTTTCGCCAGTATCAATCGTCGAGTTTGCATAACGATTAAGAGTTTCATCATGACCTTCGTGATGATCATGAGAGTGCTCTGATGCAAGTTTCTTTGCAGCAGCAATATGTTCGAGTGCCTTTCTTTTTGCCTCTGGAGAAATCTTTCTTTCTTCAGGAGAGACACTATGATTCATTAGATGAACATCTGGATGATCTTTAAATTCGCTGTGTTCAATGGGAGAAGCATTACCTGCTTTATCCAACTCAGAGTGTATTACAAGACTGACTCTTGACTTTGCGAGTTTCTTTCCCTCTGGAGAACTCTTTGGAACAGAGTATCCGATAGTATTTGGTTGGTGTCCGATATGACCATCTTCCTCTGTTCTATTTTCTGGAGCAGAGAGATATCCACCCTGATATTCTCCTGCACGATCTGGAAGAACCTTATGAACATGATTTAGAATGTTCATCAATGGACCAGCAACATACGGTTTATTCGCGTATTGCTTCTTTATATCTTCGTGAGAGAAATTATATTGCGCGCCTGGACCCTTATACTTTACTCCTACCTTTCCTTTTTCGTCTTTAATGACCTGGAAAGACATCTTATCATCGATCTTTTTAGTTATTGGAGCGCGACCGCTGATGACTGATTGAAGTTTAGATAAAGCACCGCCGACTGCAGACTTCTTCGTATTAAAGGCAGACTCGGCTGGGTGTGGAAGGTGTTGTATTCCGCGAGCGGGTGCTTTTTGCTCTGTTAGAAACGGAATATACTGTTTGAATCCAAACATACTCTTTCCACACTGTGGGATTATAGTATATTTAGTGATTTTCTGCGGTTAGTATATTATGAATGATGTCATCAACTGTTTTACGAATATCGAACTCTGGACGATATCCAAGATCTCGTAACTTCGTATTGTCCATAAAGAATGATCGAGAAGACTGAACCTTCTTATGAAATTCTTTTTGCTCGATCGTTCGAAGTTCAGAACCAGAATCCATGGCGTCTCGAGCATAACGAAGGATATCGCGGAAGATTATTGGTTGTCCATTGCCGATGTTATAGACTGAGTTGGGTTCTCCTCGATTGACAACCAAGTCGATTGCTCGAGCGCAATCGCGAACATCAATATAATCACGATAAAAATAACCACTGTCATAGAGGTCGACGGGTCTGTTTGCAGCGATTTCGCCCAATAGATATTGGAGCGCGTTCTTCTTCGCAGATACCTTTTTATCTTCTGCACCCAATACATTCGCCAGCCTCAGTATGCGATAGTTTAGATCAAACGTCTCGCAGTAAGACATCAGCAACTGCTCGGCGCATCGTTTTGTAATTGAATAAAAACCCTTTGGATCACAAGAATCAGTTTCAGGGATACCACGAGAACCCTCACCGAAACCAGAATCTTTTCCGTAAACAAACCAAGAACTGATGAAATTAAAGCATCCATTCTCACCAGTTTCCTTTATATATTTTCGATATTCATCTAGAACCTTCATCAAAACAACGAGATTAGTGTCAATATCCACGAGAGAATTGACGTGTACATTATAGTTATCAACGGTACTAATAAAGTAAACGCAATCTGGTGTCCGTACTTGGTAGTTATCTCGATAATTCTTGATATAACCGTTTTTGGTTGTATTGCAGAATTGAGTTCCGACAAATCCGTATCCTCCAAAGATGTTTAGCATTCCCATTTTTGCATTACACTCTCATAGTATTCCCAAACCTTATCACCATAATGCGGTGGGCATCCGACGAAGAATACATTGCTCAATGCCTTGTTCGCATTTGGATACTTGGCAGCATCATCAAGATGCTTATAGCCAGGATGCAATAAAATATTTCCAGCGAAGTAATTGCGAGTTTGAATTCTATTCGCCTCACAGAATGCCTGAAGTTTTTCCTTGAGTTCAGGTGTGTCAGTGATCAACGGAACGCCGAACCATGACGGATCAGCCTTGTCTAAATTACTCGCCACACGAACACCTGGAATATATTTCTCAAACATATCCTTGATTCGCTTGAAGTTTGCTCGACGCTTCACATCAATCTCATCGATCTTCTTCAACTGTTCTCTACCAATTGCGCCTTGTAGGTCAAGTGGCTTGAGATTATAACCCATGTTCGTGAAGAGATACTTGTGATCAATTATTCCATTATATCCTTCAAGCCATTTATCAAAGCGATTGCCACATGTTCCGCAAGCCAATAGATTAGCAGCACCGACGCAACGACAATCACGACCCCACCAGCTAATGCTGCGAGCAGTGTTGATGAGTTGCTCGTCGTTTGAGCAAACCATGCCGCCTTCGCCTGTCGAAATGTGGTGAGCAGGATAGAAAGATGTTGTCCACGCATAATAGTAATCCGTTAGAAGTTTACCATCCCACTTTGTGCCAAGTGAATCGCAGTTATCACCAATTAGATAAATGTCATTTTCTGCACAGAACTTTGAGATCACATCCATATTTGGCGGATTACCAAGAACTGGCGAAACAAATATTGCAACGGTCTTTTCATTTATCCACTTTTGAACTTGATTCAGATCAAAGTTGAGTGTGTCCATTTCAATATCAACGAACACTGGAACAAGACCATTCTGAACAAGCGGAGCAATTGTTGTTGGAAACCCGACAGGTGATACGATAACTTGATCACCGTCTTTCCAACCCAAGTGCTTCTTGAGAGCAGCAACCATGGTAAGGTTTGCTGATGAACCTGAGTTCACCATGTGGCAATGCCTTACATTAAACTTGCGACCAAATTCCCATTGAAACTTACCAACCTGTTCGCCAGAAACAAGCCACTTGCCTGTGAGGAATGCACTTACACCAGCAATCACTTCCTTCTCATCCCAATATGGACCAGAATAGAATACGGTGTCTTTCTCAGGATTAAATTCCTTGCAGTTGTATGCATACTTTGGTGTACCAACGGCGGCAACCAAGTCTTCAATCATTTGCTTCACATCACTCATTGTCTCATCCTCAAGATTTGCCCAAGATATTTACCATAATCGGATTTACTATACTTTTCAGCAGAACGACGAACTTCGTGTTCTGTGATCCAAGCATTATTATACGCTATTTCTTCGGGACAAGCAATCATCATGCCTGTTCTCTTTTGTACCGAACCAACAAAAGTTGACGCCTCAGATAGTGACTCGAATGTGCCAGTATCAATCCAAGCAATACCACGATTTAGATATTCAATTGTACAATCCCGATTCTGCATGTAAAGATTGTTAATATCAGTGATTTCTAACTCTCCTCTTGCAGAAGGTTGAATTTGCCATGCATAGTCTACTACTTTATTGTCGTAAAAGTAAAGCCCAGTGACTGCATAATTGCTTGGTGCAACTTTTGGTTTCTCAATAATTTTGATTGGATTGCCACCCGAGTCTTGTTCAATAACACCAAATCTTTCAGGGTCTGCCACGTGATAAGCAAACAATGTGCTACCCTTATGATTGTTTGCAGCACGGTTAAATCGATTGATCAATTCATTACCATAGAAAATATTGTCGCCAAGAATAAGAGTAACTTCATCATCTCCGATCCACTTCTCAGCAATGCGAAAACACTCAGCAATTCCCTTTGGTTCTAATTGAGTTGCATAATCAATTTTTAATCCCCATTGAGATCCGTCGCCAATTAGATTTTCAAATGGTGTGCGATCTGCAGGAGAAGTGATAATTAATATATCACGAATATTCGCCATCATTAATGTCGAAATTGGATAATATACCAATGGCTTATCATATACAGGAAGTAACTGTTTTGATATTACTCGAGTACATGGATATAGGCGAGTACCAAGACCACCTGATAAAATAATTCCTTTTCTCATGCGTACCACTCCAATGTTTTTCGGAGACCTTCAGTTATATTAGTTTTTGCTTTCCAACCAAGATCTCGCTCAAGTTTTGATGAATCCATAGCATATCTAAAATCATGACCTTTACGATCAGTTACAAAATTAAGCCAGTTCTGATACATATTCACTGGCTTGCCCATTAGATCAAGAATGAGTGTAACCATTTCAAGATTACTCATTTCATGACCACCGCCGATATTATATCGCTCACCTGATTTAAAGTTTTGACCAATGGTGAGCAATGCATCGCAGTGATCTTCAACAAACAACCAATCACGAATATTCTGACCATTGCCATAAACAGGGATGGGTGTATTGTTTTTGATATGGCGAATTATAGTTGGGATAAATTTTTCTGAGTGCTGTCGCGGTCCATAGTTATTAGAACAATTAGTCACAACCGCTTCAATACCATATGTGTTCACATAAGCACGAACAAGATGATCGCTTGCTGCTTTGGTTGCAGAATATGGATTGCGTGGATCGTATGGTGTCTTTTCAGTAAATGCTGGATCATCATGACCAAGAGATCCATACACTTCGTCAGTCGAAACGTGAATCAGTTTGCTACCAAACTTCTTTATACACTTTAGAATGTTGTGAGTGCCCTCAACATTAGTGCTGATGAAATGATCGTCACCAGCAATAGAGTTGTC